TTGGGTATCGCTTCTATGTGAAGGCTGGCACCACGGCCTCCACTAACCCAACCGCTTCTACAGGGATGACCGAGGTGCTCGGTCTGACTAACGCTGGCATTCAGGGTGCATCGACTACCACGGAGGTGTTGGATTACGGCAGCACCCAGGGTTATGCAGCCAGCCTAGTTACAGGTCAGAGCTACACCATTCCGATGTCGATGAACCTCAACCTCAACGATGCGGGCTATCTGGTTCTCAAGCAAGCTGCTCTGGATGCAGCCACGGGTGTCACCGTGGAGTGGTATCGGGAGTCGCCTGAGATGAGCTCCACAGGCGACCCGGAGTACAACAGCGGCGTGGCCTTCGTGACTGACTTCTCTGAAGACATCACCGCAGGCAACGTGGCCTCCGTGAGCTTCACACTCACCGGCTATGGCGCCCCGTCTTGGGTGGCTGAGAGCAACGCCTGAGGCTAACTAGAGAGCGAGCAGATGGGATTTAAGCGGTGGGCTTCGGCTCACCGCTTTTTCTTAGAGCCCCAAGCTGTCGAGTTTGCGCCACTGCTCGGCGAAAAAGGCATCAAGCGGAGCGTTCTCCAAGGCTGGCTTGATCCAGTTGCGACCTGGCACCAACGTGCCCTTGCTGGTGGTGTAACCCGTGAGGATGAGCGGGGCATAGGCAAACCCGCCTTTGCTCTTGGCATCCCACGTAAAGGTGATCGTGGTGCGGCCATCAAAGCTGCGGCGTTGCGAACGCAGGAAACCGCCGAGATCCACGATGTCGCGGGGGCTGCTGACGCTGGCGCCATTGCGCCGTTTGGTTTCCCGAGGCCAGCCGAACTGCGGCGATTGGATCTCAGCCTTGAGCTGCTTGTCCAGCACCGTCTGGTAGGTGCCGAGGATCTGCGGCACCCGCAGCTTCAGCTGATTGGCATTCCAACCGGTGAGGCGAAACGAAGCACGAACCTGAACCGCCATCAGCCCTGCACGTAGCGGACCAAGCGGATCTTGTCGCCTAGCACCTGCTGCAACGTGCTGCCAATCAGGCCTGTGCTGCCGTAGGGAAAGCGGCCGTTGATCACCTCACACTCAATGGCACCTTGGCCGGCGAAGTTCAACGTGCCGGTGATGCCGGGCTTGATGCGGGCATCCAATGCCTGCGGGCTGACGGCATAGCCCTCATAAGTCTCCACATCGGTGTCCACGCCAGGAAACCCTGAGCTGTTGGTGCCGGCCTGGCGCAGGTACAAGCTGACGGTGACCGCTTCTGTGGCCGGTGCAATGTTCCCGGTAACAGGATCAGTCATGGTGCCAACGGTGGGCACGGTGAAGGTCGCCGTGGCGTTGGCGAGCGCAGCGAGAGCACTTGTCATGGCCTAGGTTCCCGCGTTTGAGAGGCAACCTAAAAGCAACAAGAAGCTGAGTTGTGGCCGAGAGTCTGGGCGCTGCTGTATTGACGCTCAGCGTTGATGATTCGCGCTTTCAGGCTGGCCTTAAGAGCGCACAGACGGCGGCTGAGTCGTTTCGTAATGTTGTTGCCGGTCTTGGCGTTGCAACAACCATCGGCGGCGGCTTGGCGTTTATTGGCAGTCAGATCAAGCAGCTTGATGAGGCCAGTGCTGCTGTTAGGACACTTGGCGTTGATTCCGACGAGCTAGGTAAGCGGCTCCGTGCTCTGTCTGCTGAGTTGGGAAGCAACATCAGCCAGATTGATTTAACCAAGGCGGCCTATGACGTGGCCAGCTCTGGTTTTGCGTCGGCTGCTGAGGCAACCGACATCCTTCGCGCATCGGCTCTGGGCGCAAAGGGTGGATTTGCTGATGTCAATGACGTAGCTAGCGCATTAACCGGCGTATTGAACGCTTACGGCCTCAGTGCATCATCTGCAACCGACATCGTTGACAAGTTTGTGCAGACGCAAGCGGATGGTGTGATCACTGTGCGGCAATATGCTGCACAGATCGGCACGATCAGCTCCATCGCGGCGGCAGCTGGCGTTGGTCTCGATGAGCTGAATGCTGCAGTGGCGACTGCCACTCTGCGTGGTGTACCTGTTGGTCAGACTTTTACTGGTCTGCGTCAGGCGATCAGCAGCATCATCAAGCCGAGTGAGCAGGCCAAAGAGCTTGCGGCTTCGTTGGGCTTGGATTACAGCGTGGCAGCCCTTCAGTCAAAGGGTTTTGCGGCGGTCTTGGCTGATGTGCAGCAAAAGACCGGTGGCGCTGCTGACAAGTTGGCCGTCCTCTTGGGCAGTGTTGAGGCGCAGGCCGCCATCCAGCCATTGCTTAATGACAATCTGGCCAAGTACAACGAGCTGCTGGATAAGCAAAGTCAAGCTGCTGGCCAGGCTGCATCGGCATCAGACATCAATGCCAAAACGATTAGCGGCGGTCTTCAGCAAATTGGCAATGGGTTCTCTAATCTTGCGACAACGCTCGACACCACGCTGACACCGTTGTTTGGTGGTTTCATCAAGAGCCTGAACGACATCTTGAGCAAGCTCAATCAGGTCTCTGCTCTGGCGCCGGAAAAAGTGCTAGCCCGTGAGAAACAAGCTACTGATCTCGTAGCCGCCAACCTCGGCCCGCTTGGCCTCAAGGGCTCAGGCTTCTTTGGTCCAGTCTCGGTGCCTGGTGACAGTGTTGGTCCGCAGTTCAAAGATCAAACTTTCACTGGCTCGGCCACTGGTGTTCGTGAGGACATCATTAGGGCTTTATTGGCACAGGACTTAGCTGAAATCAACAAAGCTCTGCCTGAAGCCGGTAAGCAGGCTGGCAAGGAGTTGGCCAATGGTGGAACACAAGCAGGTCAAGCCCTTGTTGATTCTGCCGATGAAGTCCCGCAGGCGGTCAAGGATTCTGCTGCCATTGCCCGTCAAAACGCAGAGCTTGGTATCGGTCTAGAAGCCATCCAGCGTCAAATCGACGCCGAAAACCAGCTTGCTCGCGTTGCCGAAGGCCCTTACAAGGAGTTCCTCAAGCAAAAGCTTGGTATTGAGGAAACCACAGCCGCTGCAGAAGACAAGGTGCGCTCCCTGGGCGCCGAGCTGGATGAGCTTCGCCGCATTGGCGTTGGTGTTGATAGTCCTGATTTCCAAAAAGTCCTTAATGCTCAGGGGCTCGCTCAGAAAGAGGTGGAGCTGGCGCGTGCCAAAGGCAATAACGCGTTGATAGACGCAGGCAATGTTTTTAACGAGTCACTCAATGATGCTTCTGACAAGCTGATTAAGGCCAGCGAGAAAGCGGCAAAGGATGCAGAGTCAGCCAGAAATGACTACGACTCGGCGGCTAAATCGCTTCGTGGTGCGCTTGAAGGCTCCTTCAATCTGCTGACCAGCACACGCCAGGACAGCTTGACCCGTGCTGCGCAGGCCGACATTGACCGCGCCGTTCAGGCTGGCCTGTTTGATGGCTCCAAGGTCAGCAATTTGAAGGGTAGTGAGCTGCTGTCGGCTGCATCTCAAGCGCGTGGAATCTTTGAAGCTGACAGCAGGTTGGTGAAATCTAACGATGAACTGACTAAGGCCACCAACAAGCTCGCAGAGAAGAACTGGGCCGTGAACGTGGCCGTCAATGCCAACACCGGCGATTACGCCGTTCAACTGGGTTAAGCCATGACCATCTCCATCGGCGCCTTCACCACCAGCAAGCTCCTCGCCCAGCCCTTTGGCTATGAGGAAGCCACCACCCGCGACGGCCTCACCGCTCGCCGCTGGACCGTCAGCGGCCTGCTCACCGCCACTGAGTGGCAATCACTGCTCAGCGTCTACAACGCCTGGCGCGATGCGCGCATCCAAGACGCCGACAGCGTGGCTGCCAACAGCGTCGGCACCACCGTCAGCCTCACGGCCAATGCCAATGGTCTGAGCTGGAGCGGTATCGGCTGTTGGTTCACCAGTGCCCCCAGCGGCGATCAGGCTGGTCCCTACATCCAGGCCAGCGTGGAGCTGGTCGATGCAGCACAAGCGCTGCAGGTCGCGTTGCGGCAGCGTGAAAAAGCCAAGAGCGCGGAGGATCGCCCCGCCCTTGGCACCTTCACCCTTGGCAGCTGCACTCTGACGCTGCTCCGCCCGCCTGTCACCTATCAGGACGTGCCGCAGATGCAGCTGACCGCTGCCGGCACCAGCTACCTGACCGGGCCGCTTACGGCAACCAAGGTATATGCGCTGGAAGGCGAAACCGATGCCTCGGGATGGAGCGCTCTCCAGAGTTGGTTTGAGAGCACGGTGGGCACCACACCAGCAGCAGGTGCCTACTTCCCAGTGAGCGCACCTTCGGCCACAGCGGCCAATGACGTGGTGAATGGTCTCAAGGTCATCACCTACACCGTGATCCTGAGCGTGGGAGTAGCTCAATGACCGTTGACGTTCGCGCCCACGTCTTCTGCAACCTCGGCACGATCATCAGCGGCAACATCGCTGACGAAGCGTTGAGCGTTGGCCAGGGCTTGATCAGTTGCCGTGGCCAGTTGGTGCTGGCAGGGCTGAGCACCCCGGCCGTGGGCAGCGTCGTCAACATCGGTTGGGAGCGTGACGGCACCATTGCCCGGCTGCCGCGCACGCTGCGGGTGCTGAGCAGCTTTGCAAACCCCTTTACGCGCCAGACGACGGTGCAGCTGGGCGACAAGTTGGTGTACCTGGCCAACTTGAAGGGCAAGAAAGCGGAAGAAGAGGAGCCGGCAGAAGATGGCAGCAACGGCCCCGAGCCGGCTAAGTACCCCAGTGATGAGTACGACTGGCAGGCCGGTGATCAGTGCTACCTGCCAAGGAATGGAGCCAAGCCGTACAACTTCTCTGACTCGAAAGCGGCCAGCCGGCTGACGGTGCGCGAGGAGTATGCGCTGGCCCCGGCCAAGGTGATGAACCGGGCCCCGATGGGCATCACCGCCAGCTCTGTGCTGCAGAAGTGCTGCGCGGCTTTGGGTATTGCCTTCAGCGGCACCCTCACCAACACCTACCAAGACGACTTTGATCTGAGCGCTGGCTACGTCTCGGTGCTGGATCAGTTGATCAGCAGTGAATCGCTGTTTGGCTACCTGAATGAAGGCGAGACACTGGTGCTGCGCGGCTGGGACGGTGCTGGCCCCGGCCCCCTGCTGGATGAGAACAGCGTCATTGAGCTGAGCGGCATCAACAGCGGTGTGCTGCCTGGGCAGCGCGTCACAGTCACGTTTGACAGCAAGCGGCTTTCGCAGACCGCTGCTCAAGAGGCGCAGCAAGAGCTGGACGATGAGGACAACGCGCAGGCCGTTGTTGATGACCCCGCCAGCACTGCTGAGGAGGAGGCTGCTGCCCAAGAGGCGCTCGACGCTGCGGCTGAGCAAAAGCAGTTGCGTGATTGGGAGAGGGATGAATCCGTCACCTACAACCAGGAGTACAGGTTCTACGTCCAAGACGACGGTGGAACGATCCTCTACACATTGGAGGTGGCCCACAATCCCCGTAGTGTCACGCTGACCTATTACGACGAGAGCGACTACAAGACCCGGAGCATCACGACAGAGGAGCGGATCTTTGCGGGTGAGCTGGGGTCGATCCTGCAGGCCAAGATTGAGAACCTCGTCAACAACCCCACCCTCACGTCGGAAGAGGAACTGCGCCTGATGCCGCAGCTGGCACGAAGCGATTTGCTGTTCCGCACTGAGGAGTACTTGGAGTACGAGGTCATCAAGCAGGAGCAGGTGGCTGAATCTCTGCCCCTTGACCCTGATCTGCTGTGCCCTGACCCCACCGGCGAACCACGGGTGGTGGATGAGGACGCTGAGCAACCCAAGCGGGTGGAGAAGCAGCAAGTCCGGCAGACCGTCAGGCGTTACGAGCCCCTCAAGGCGCTGGTGGGCAAGCTGAACATCGGTGGCATCGACTGGGGGGAGTTCAATCTCGACACCCTGCCCGATGGGGAGTACGAAGCTGAACGCACCGTCATCACCTATGACACCAACCAGCCGGAGGGGCAGACCAAGACCCGCACTGACCGCTACCTGGCCTATGGCTTGACACAGAACGGTCAGCAGGACACCGCAGAGAAGGGGCAGGTCACCACGGATCTGAACGGTCTCAATGACCTGTTGGACACCGCAAGTCGGCTGGTGTTTGAGGGCACCAGCATGGCGATCCAGCAGGACCGCACCTTCGGCGTACAGCAACGCCCGAGTGAGGAGGCCAGGCAGGAATCACTGAAAGAAAAGCGGCCGGCGGTTGGCGCCAGCGACGATGAGGGTAGGCAGCAGGCGGAGCTGGAGCAGGAGAACACGACGGTCGAGACCACCGCCAAGACGGAACTGGAGATGCCTTTGGCGTCTGACGATGCGGTGGTGTGGACGGCCAGCGATGGCTATGAGTTTGTCGGTAGCAATGCCATGGGCCAAGCGATGCGCTACGCCCGAACGCAAAACGCGGTGATGTACGGCAACCGTGCTGGCGTATCGCTGCAGGTGCCGGCGTATGTGATGCCGCTGTACCCACTGAGTTCGGTGTACCTGCAGGCGGCCGGATTGACGGCGGCCTACAAGGCCAACGGTTTGAGCTGGAGCTTCAACAGCGACGGCATTCTCGGGGCCATGGATGCGCTCTATGCCGGGGCGGTCAGTGGCAGCGGCACGTTCTGGATGCCGGTTGCTCCTGGCATTACCAGCCTCCCAAGCGACCCCACCGTGAGCACCGGCAGCGGCGCCCCAGCCAACAGCACCACCACGCCTAGCGGCTTTGACCCGACAGCACCAGGGGCAGTGTTTGCCAGCCTGCCCACGGGCCAGGCGCCGAGTTACGCGCAGAGCATTGCGCCCACGGCTTTGGTGCCTTCTGTGAATGAGCGGGTGCCGTTAGTGGCGGGCACTAGGACAGCGCTAAGCGTCATTGCGCTGGACTACGAGCTGACACTGCCCACAGGCACGGTGGTGCTGGTGACCAAGGCAGCAATACAGGTGGCAGTGCGCTTGGCGTGTGGCCCAGGCAGCCTGAGTGTCACAGGCCAAAACGCCGGCAGCCTCTACACCCGCGCGATCAAGGCGGGCGCCGGCAGTTTCAACACCACCGGCAGTGCTGCTGGATCGTTGCGCAACTACAAGGCAGCTGCTGCATCTGCTGCGTTCGATCTCGCTGGTCAGTCGGCGCTGCTGATTTACCAGCGCCTCCCGCTCGCTGGCGATGCGGGCAGCTATGCCTTGGTGGGGCAGGAGGCGAACCTGCAGATCGCCATCACGCTCGCGAGCGAGGCTGGCGCGTTCAGCCTGGCTGGTCAAGACGCCAGGGGGCTGCGAGGGCTTCGCACATCCGCAGAAGCAGGGGCATTGGTACTTGCTGGTCAGGATGCAGGTCTGTTCATATCCGACTACTTCGGCAAGTGGGCTACGCAGACCTACAGCTACGAGAGTCTGGTCTACCCGGATTGGTGGGCTGACTAGGAAACTTAGGTACAGCTCCACCGGATCATGGCGGCACCGAATCTGCGATCACCGTCAACGGTCACCGGCAAAACGGCACCTGCGGCGCTTACCACCAGCCTTGCAGCAGTGCTCACCAATGCAGCGGCCAGCGGGAAGGTGCTGAAGGTCAACACCGTTCGGGCAGCCAATGTCGCTGCGGGTGCTGTGACGGTTGACATCGCCTTGGTGCGCAGCGGTACGACTACTTACCTTTTGAAAGGCGGCTCAATCGACGCGGGCAAGACACTTATCACCACTGACAAGAACGAATACATCTACTTGGAAGAAGGAGACGAGCTGCAGGCCAAGGCGTCAGCCAACACCAGTATTGACCTCACTGTGAACTACGAGGAGATCAGCTGATGGCAGTCACCGTTGAGTACCAGGCATGGGACAGCGCCAGCTACAACTGGCTAGATAACAGCACCAGCACTGCTGCGCCCCAGCAGATCAACGACAAGCTGAGTGCTTGGGTTACAGCGGTCAATGCCAACGCTAGCAATACGAATAAGCAAATTACGATTGAGAAAGGCCCCGCAGACAGCACCAGCGCTAACTTTGTTGGTTGGACGCTGCAACTGGCTAGCGACACAACCGGAAGTGCATTTTTCCTTCAGTTTTACACACCATCTACGACTGCATTTAACATGTATGTCAGCTCTTCTTGGACAAATAACGGGTCTAACGGAGGCTACGGCTCAGCTGCGGGGTCCGTCTCATCGGACTCTGTAAGCTTCTACACAAGCGGTGTCGAGGCAGAGTTTTCCATCGCTAGCGACACAACAGATGGTCAAGAGTTCTTTTGCTTGGGGTGGAGACACAATAACAGTACGTCATACTCTGACTGCTGGCTTATCTTCAAGGACTCGAACGGGGAGTGGGCGTCAGTCTTTACCGACGGTGGTGCCGCTTCTGGAACGTACTACATGCCCACACACGAGACGCCTTCTCGTAATTTTTCCGTGGGTATTTCTCTCATCGGCAATAACTCCAACCTCGGCTTTTTAACGCAACTTGTGCTCACAAACGCAAGTAGCAACTACGCACCATCTGCGTCTTACGAGTACACCGCAGCAGTTGCAGCAGCCAACCCCAACCTTTATACAACCGGCACAACTAGCGAGTATGGCTATGCCCGTTGGGCTAACGTGTCGGGTGGCCGAAAAGCGGTCTGCATGGGTTACACACGAATCTGGGTCGTTTACTAACACACACGCACTATGGCTTGGGGCACTTGGACGCTAGAAACCGAATCATCGGTTCGATTGGGCATCGTTGATGTCTCAGACTTTCGTGGCTTACGCATAGAGAGCACTGCTACGCCAGGGCTTCGCGAGTTTCTTTACTCTCCATTTACAGAGGGACTTCTGGAGATCAACGCAGATAACCGCATCGCTGCTGTTGGTACTTCACCTGATTTCTCCATGCTGCCCAAGTGGCGCAAGGTGGTGCGCACCATCGGATAGGGGCAACCTAGCCACAACGCCCATAGTCCTCGTCAGGAATGGCAGCCTTCACCAAGTTCAACGCATTCGTGGAGAACCTTGCCGAGGGCAAGTTCAACCTCGGCACCGACACCTTGAAGGTGTACCTGACGAACACCGCCCCCGATGCAGCAGCGGATGCGGTGAAGGCCGACTTGGCAGAGATCTCAGCCGGGAACGGCTACACCGCCGGTGGCAACACCGCTTCGGTCACCAGCTCATCGCAGACCTCAGGCCACTACGCATTGGTTCTTGGCGACCCGGCCACTTGGACCGCTAGTGGCGGCTCCATCGGCCCGTTCCGCTATGCCGTGCTCTATTCGGACACTGCGGCCAACGACGAGTTGATCGGGGCTTGGGACTACGGCAGCGAGATCACGCTGGCTGACGGTGAGAGCTTTGCCGTGGACTTTGACCCGACCACCGGCGTGCTGACCCTGGCTTGATATGGCACTAACCAGCACGATCAGCACAAAGGAGTTGCAGCGCCAAGCGGCAGCGGCATTTGAAGGCAAGACCTACACAGTCTTTCTTGCCACCAACACCGGCAGCCTCACGGCCGAATCGACTGCTGCGCTCTGGCTCGCCGAGGAAGTATCCGGCGGTGGTTATGCCGCTGTGACTGGCACCATCGGCACCGGCAGCTACAGCACCGGCAACGCCCGCTACGAGTTGCCCGCCATCAACGCAACCTTTACAGCCACCAGCCCCGGCTTCACCTACGACACGGTGTGCGTTCGGATCGGGACCGAGACCTACCTGCACTCCATCTTGGTGGAGTCCCCCAACATCGCCATGGCAGCTGGGCAGAGCAAGACCTACAGCATCACGTTTGCGCAAGACGACTGAGGATGAACCATGAGCACCCGCATCCAAATTGATGTGGTGCTGCAGCGTTTGCAGGAGCAAGCCAGGCAGGTCTTAGGCCAAAACCGGGAGGAGCGGCAAGAGCGTGAGGAGGGCCTACCACAAGGCCAGCAGGTAATAGTCGAGCAGCGCAGGGCAGACGCTTTGGCCTTGAGTGAAAGCGACAACGCAAGTGCCTCTCCAACCCTTACGGCAAAGCGCCGTCAGTCCGCAGAGCGACACTCAGCAGTTCCCGATCCATACCAAAAGCGCCGCCCTGCTGCTCAACGCCAGCGGACTGGATGGGGGCTATGGACTGCGGATTGGCTTGCCCCAGAAAGAAGCGGGCTTGTGACCACCAGCGACGGTGTGTCTCGGGTTTATAGATATATCGAAGCAAAGGACTTACGATTCCTGGCATCAAAGCAATCTGACAAACCACTGAACACGCCTGCTGTAGCTGGCAGCTTTCCCCAAGCCAGTTACATCTACACGGCACCCACCACTAGCACCAGCGCCCAGGTTGGAGGGCTTGAGTTTGCTGGCTATAACGGGGGCGAGTTTGCAGGGGCCACCTTTACGGGCGGCAGTTATTTCTTTACCCAAGCTCCTGTTATTTCCTCAAAAGACGGGATTTTGTATGGCGTCCAGCGTCACTCGATTACCTTCACGAACACGCCTTGGACAAGGTTAATCTCTGGCCCGGTCTCGCCCAACGGTGTCACCACCTCTTACCTATACGTGTACTTTAGGTTTGACACAAAGACCGGGAAGGTAGAACTGCGTAGTGACACCGCAGGTTTTACAGCAGCCATCTCTACAGTGGAGCTGCGAGCACCCTATGTCGAAGGCGGCTCAGTCTGGGCCGAGAAATATGCCCAAAATGCCTTTGCGGGTGACCCCTCCCTTGAGCTTCGGGCTTTTGGTTACTACGGGGATTACCACATCCGAGGCAACCGGGCCAGCTTCCTGCGTCTGAACCCTGAAGGCAGTTCTCGGTTCTACAACTTGTACAACTCTCCGTTTCGTTCACTGTGGAACAGGGGGCAGGATTTGACGTGGCTGACGTTCGAGCTCTCCAGCAGTGGCGGTGCTGCATTGAAAGCTGAGTTAGAGGGTTACTTGACGGATGCGCCGGTGGCACCGTTTACCGAAACGCCTGCTTTTACGACTCAGGCTGAGCTTGACACCTACACGACACTCGCAACTGCGGTCATCAATCAAATCCTGCCCACAGGAGGGGACCAGTTCTGGAACCCCACTGGCCCCTTCCTTTATCCCTTGCTTCCCCCGCCATGAAGAACCCAGCCTTAGAGCGCCTGCAACAGCAGATGGCAGCCTTAATCAAGTACAACCGCCAGCAGCGTCAGAAGCGCGAAAAGGAGATGCTTCTACGATTGAAGCAAGCCAAATAGCTTGCCAAGGATCTTTATGCCCCTGCTCCCTTTTGTTCAAGCGCCTGAGGCACCCTCAGTCCGGCGGCTTGGCACACCGGCCAGTGGCATTTTGGAGATGCCGGTGCTCGGTGGTTTGACCGTTGGTGTGTCAGCGGTGATTTCTGAGCTGCTGGCCAATGAGCAAAGCAGCTTCGTCAAAGGCGCCCAAATCGCCGACGCCATCGCCAAAGCCGAAGAGATCAGCATCTCTGAAGCGTTCAACATCATCGAAGGTGCGATCAGTGGTCGCCAGCTGGAAGAGCGTGCCGAGGAGATCCGCACCAAGCACGCGGCGCTAATCCAAGAGGTGGCGCAGGTGTATGCCTCAGCTGGGCAGCGCAACATGGAAGCCACGGTCACAGCGTTGATCCGCTG